CGTCATTCTTGTTGGTTCACACACACCCAAAACGTCTCAAAGGGTGTGATTAAACGTCAGAAGCAGTTAAGCTCGGGTCGTCAAGGTCAATTCCGGCGCGGGAAGCAGCAGTGGCAGCCTTCTGAGTCTCCTCAGGAGCAGCGGCCCACTCTCCCGGTTTGGGGTCAATTCCTTCCCAATTCTTGGGATCAGCAGTGGTTGTAGCAGAGGTTTTGGCACTAGTTCCAGGACCAGCGACAGCCTTCCCAGCGTTCTTGAGAGCAATGGATTGGCTCTGACTCCTCCTCATGCGATCCATGGCATTTTCGTGGCTGTAGCGGTTCTTTTCAATCCAATTGGTGTGGGCTTGGGCCATCATTTGCTTGTTCATCTCGAACTGCCTCTCGTGCTGAATAGCATTGTTGACTCCACCAAGTGCACCACTGAGGGCACCCATCCCAATGGCAAGACCAAGGCCCTCAAATTGGGCTGGAGGGGGGGAAACTTTCTGCTCTGTGGTCTTGTAGGCCTTCGGGAGTCTGCCAGTGATGTAGGCTCCACAGTGTCTTGAAATGTACTTCCCGTTGAGAGCAGTCCTGGAGACAAAGAGTCTATCCATAGCAGGCGTTGCAGGCCACATGTTGGTGTCAATCCTGGCATTGATGAAGTAGTTCCATGCCGTGTCCTTTCCAATCCCATATGCAACATTCGATTTGGTGAAGAGACCCATACGGTTTGCAACAAGGTATCCAAGAGTTGATCCGTCAGATGATCGGACCTCATACACAATGGATGCAGCACGTGGGTTTTGCTCAAAATATCTCTGAAGCTGGGTGTCAAAGATCATCTCGTCTTGACCAGGGATCATGGTAGAGCCAATAGCCCCCGGCAAGACTCCTGGGATTGTCTCTTCACCACGAACGATTTGGACTCGTTGGTAGCCAGAGGGCACGTTGATGTCCTGTGTGTCCACGGTCTGGGTGCAAAGGCGTGGCCCATAGACAAGAGGGGTCAAATTGTCTGTCTTTGGATATTGCCAACTGTCCATGGTATCAACAATTGGAAAACAGTTTGAACGCTCGGTGGGCTGGTCGTCATCATGGTAAACCTGTTTGACCTCACATCGTCCAGTGATGACCTCATTCCAAGCAGGAAAATTGGGGAAGTCGGTGTTATGGAAGACAGGGTTGACATCAGCCTGATGTTTGATGAGGCTGGGGTCAGCTGTGACATCAGGCCAAACTTTTCCATCTGGGTCACTCCTGGTGTATTTCACCCTAAACCAACTGTCTACCTCATCAAAGGCCTGTCCCTCATATTGGATTGGGTTGGTGACTTGGAGACCGTAGTTGTTGTAGGTGAATGGATCATCAGTCGATGGTTGACTGATGAATGTTGACCTTCCAGGGCGGCTCTCAAACCTGCCGGGGTCATCGGATTGAATGGTGCCTGTGTATTCACCCTGCTCTGGATATTCACCATTCCGGGTGGCATAACCGAGATCCTCAGAGGAGATGGCTCTGGATTGTCCGTGGGCGACACTGAAGTCAAATTCCATCTCAACATCGGATGAAGCCCTGAAGTTCTCGACATAGTGGGATCTCGCTGGAATACCACCGGCGGTCGAATCAGAGTTCGGGCGGATGTGGGTTGTGCGACCCTCAGTGACAAGATATGAATCCTTGTCGACAAAGAGTGGAGGGATGGGAATGGATTTCTCCTCGTCATCCATGTCAACTTTGAAGTAGTAGGCATCATCACCCGGCTTGTAGTAGAATCTCATCGTGAGTGGAATCTGGGTTGCAAGCAGGTTCTGGAGGTCGGTGGCAGCGAAAATGACAATCTTGCCGTAGTTCATGTCCACATTCCTCTTGTCAATGTGCATTTTTGGCGTGTCTGTTGCATTTCCTGGGTAAAAGTGGAGGCAGCCGACACCAGTCTGGTTGATCTTGACTTCCACTGGGTTCAGGAAGGCCAAGCTTTGTTCATTGATCTCCATGTTCTCATATTGTGGTGGGATATGTGCGACAAGGACCGCACCGATGATACCTGGAGTGGATTCAAGCTTGAGGCCAAGGGTCTGACTCCCGGTGAATCGCTCATGGAGCTTAGCGTATTTCTTGGCATATTTATGCATGTAGATTCCCTCAAAAGGGTCCACATCTGCTGTCCAGAGCACATGGTCTGCGCCAGTACCAGTGTTGATGGTGATGCGGCCTGTGTTCAGCATCCTATTTGCCAGCTCAGGGAGTGTGGGGAGCACTTGCTGCTGAAAGGTGTAATCAGTCATCGTGATACCGAGATCCATGCTGTACATCTGGAATTGGTCAGCATGTTGGCCTGCACCAGGAATGAGGGACTGTTCGGAACCAATTGCGGTGGAGCCACCAGTCACAGTCTCGGTATTTATTGGAGGACCTGCAGCAGTCGTCGAGGACGCAGAGGTTGATGTTTGTCCTGGTGAGAAGAGGCCTTGGTCAGCGCTAGGGGCAGAGGTCTCTCCCGCCTCAAAAGTCGTGACAGGCAGTGGTATGGTGTTGTCAATCAGTGCCTTGGTTGTCAACCAGTCAGACTTGAATGAGGCATCAATCTCACTGAGGATGGTCTTCCATCTCCGGATCTTTTTGTTGTCAGAGGAAGTGTTCATCAGAGCATGGACCGTCTTTCCGTCAATGGATCCAATTCCAGTCAAAATGCATTTCAGCATTGCAGGGCTTCCGATGGCAGGCATGTATCTCACAGCGCCATCAAGCTTGAACTCCACCATCCCCCCTTCGGGGAGGTTAAGGATCTCATGGCTGAGGTCCTTCCTTATTGTGGAAAGAGGATTATCATTCCTCATCCAGTCCAAAACACGTCTATAGGCATCCATGGCGTGTTTCACAGGTTGTTTCTCGTTTGTGATTGTTCCGAAGAGCTTAAACTCTTTGATCGGGATTCTCTCAATCGATGCAAATTCCTGAATGGTCTTAGCATTTCGCACGGAGCTTGACAGCCTCTCACGGATGGCTTCGTTTCGTGCATCCCTGTCCTCTCTCCAGGAGGGGGCAGTAAATTCAACCCCTTTCTTTCTTGCCCAAATGGCGATTTCACCAGCGACCTTGGTGTAGATGGCATCACCATAGGGTACCAGTTCCTGGAGGTTCGCACTCATCTGTTCCACGATGGAAACAGGGTTCGTGTGCTTTGTGTAGGAGAGCGCGCCGGCAATTGCCTCTGGCTTGAGGCGAGAGTGGAGGTACGCATCACCTTGAACCTTGACTGTCTTCCTTGAAAGGAAAGTGACCTCCTCCATCGTTGAACAGTCTTTCTCGTCAGAGTTTTTGGCTCCATTGGTGACTTCCATCCCAAACTCAGAAGCAAAGAAATCCTTCACATGTTGGAAGGGCATCCCAGGCCCCGAAGAGGAGGCGAGAAGGTCGTCACCACAACCGACAGTGCGGTATGCATCAGCAAAATCCATTGCGGAAAAATCACCCTCCTCACTATCATGCCAGCACAACGCAAACATGATGCGTGCACAGATAGCATCGATGAAGGATGTACCATCAATTCCAGAGGCCATCCCCCCAGATCTTGAGAGGAGGTCCTCCCCAATCAACATTGGGTCAAAGTTGATGTTCTCCGCGAAGACACTACAGGCCTTGCAAATTGAGTCATAGTCGGGGTTGTCTCGATAGAAATGGGCAATGTATTGCATGGCAGCTTCAATGATGAAGTGTGGGATTGTGAAATCAAATGATTTGAAATCATAGTCAAAGAAGTTTGTCCTCCCACCTTCGGTCATGTATGCCATGAGATCGTGCCACTCAGTGTATGGGTTCATCACAAGGGCATATGGGGTGCCTGGGGTTTGTGAGTTGAATCGGGAAACGACAGGTTGTATGATTCTCCTCATATTAATGAGGGTTGACAACCCGCCGTTCTGCACAACTCGTTTCTTCCAGAATTTTTCCTCCAATAGGAGCTCAGGCTTAAGTGTCGCAGTAGAAGGGAAAACTACTCCAATCCCTTTGTGGGCAAGTTTCCACTGTTTGTTGGTGAGATCACGCATGAATTGTCCACCCTCATCCTCTGTCCAGTTGAGGTTGCCCTCATCGTCCTCATGGAAGAACTGGGATTTCTGTCCCTTGGAGAAGAGTACAGAGGTGAGGGCTCCGGCACTCTTCTTGTGGATTTTGAGGGGCTCAACATTACTGGACCCATTGATGACAACAGATGTTTTGATGGGTTTGAGTCCAGAGATGCCATATTGGCATGAGTCATGCTCAGCCAGTAACCTAGCAACAACCATTGCCTTCTTGGATAGCCTGTGACCAGGCCTGTAGACATTTCCATCAGCAGCAGAAATCCTCGCATATGGCACGTGCTTCCGTCCCTTTGAGTCCAATGGGATCTTGTCTCCCTGTTGCTCAATGATTGTCTGGACATCCGGAACTGGCTTGCGTGTTGTGCGGAGAATCTCCGGGAGGTCCAGTTGGGGCTTGATGGCTCTTGAGGTACATGCAGAATCGTACCCACATTTGTTTGGAATCCTGCCAATCAGCTTTGTCGCTTCACTCTTGGGGCTGAGCCCATTTTCAGACGGGGGCTCAACGAGTGACTGAAAGAGCGAGGGAATGTATGTGGGGGTGTCAGTGGGACGATAGCAAGCTGGGGCCTTGGTTAGATTCGATGATTCCAAGACAGCATTCGATGTTGCAACGGAGAGAAATTCATCCGTTATCGTCGCAATGTATGTGCACTCATTCTTTCTTTTTGCTGAGTGGATGCCCAATAGCACAACCTTCTTGTTTGGAAGAGTTCCAATGTAAGGTGAGCCACAATCACCAGGCCTGGTCAAATTAGTGAGTGTCTCCATGGTGCCAATGCCGGCAACCATTTTGCTTTCGGCACTGATTACACGGGATTCACAGTAGCTGAATGGTCCAGAGATGACCGTGTTTTCCGTCGGACCACCAATAACTCCAGTAGCAGTTGGAACCTCCTTGATCATTTGTCTCGTTGTCACATACGAGGCCAAACTCTTCATTCCAGGGACCTTTCGTGTCACGCCCGCTTCATCAACAGGCCGAAGGAGGACAAGGTCCTTTTCCTCATCTGAGTATGCGATCCTCAAAAGACCATGTCCATCAAAGATGGATTGTCCCTTTTCAACATCCATGAGGGAATGGAAATTGGCCACGACAGTGGATTCATCCAGATAGAGGCCATGTGTACTGGTAACACCAACAATAATGGTGGTGGTCTGGCTCCTAAATAGGTTAGCATGGGTTCTGTTTGCCTCGAAAGTTTCCTCCAGGTCAGGGGCCTCTGAGATGATCATGCGGCCACTGTCATCGTTCCAGGATGTGAGGTAATTCTTGTTCGCATATCGGAAATGGCAAACATTGTTGCCATAACGGTCGGTTTTCGAGAACTTGAACACATTCATTGCGTGGTTCATGACGTCACGGTTGAATTGTGTGTCTGGAATTTCATCATGGTAAAACCTCTGGCCATTGATGATGACAGTCTTCCGCCCCTTTTTGGACTTCTTTTCAAGGTCTATGGTGTGTGAGAGACGGTCCAGTTCCTTCTTGACAGCCTTGAACCTAATGGTCTTGGCGAGGTCCTTGATGTTCTCGCTCTCAGCACTGGAGTCATCACGAAGGTGCCAGGCCACACTATTCGTCAGGTCTAGAGCCTGGTGGTAGCGTGCCATTTCATCCTGCTGGAGCTTGCAGTCAATCTCTTCACTGTGTGTTTGTTTGGCCCCCGCCTTCTTGCAGAGAAGTGCAGCAGCGAATGCCATACCTGTCAGGCCAAGAATCAACCACTTGTGGTCCATCACGAACCCACCAATATCCCTGAGGATCTGCATGATGTTCTTCTTGGCGAGCTGTGTCCATTTCGGGGGATATTCCTTAAGGATTTTGTCCATTACCCCAGGAGACGTGAATTCCACGTCAGCCAATATGGAAAAGAATGCAACATATTGGCTCGAAGTCTTACTGAGGGCATAATCGCGCACAGCATCTCCAGGGATGACAGTTTTCTTGAGCAGACCTCGCGCTCCTTTCATGGCAACAGTGACGCCAGCTGGCCCACGTTCCACAATCTCATATGCTGCCATTCCCTCCTCAAACCAGATTTCACCAGCGCGGAATGCACAAACATCCGACCCCACTCTGATGTACCCATGAAGGGTCAGGAAAAGTTGATTGTGATCCTCGATGAAATGACGGATTGTTTTCATTGCGTTGGTATCAAGGTCAATCTTTCCCCATGTGAGAAGTGCAGATGAGAGCTTTGGGTTTGTCACGCCTTGTGTAAGAATGCGGAGCAGTCCAAACTTCCCAACAGCCTCCCCCTCCGGAACTTCCACATAGATATCCGCACCCTTCCTTGGAACAATGAACGGTGGACGACCCTCCTTCACAACAATGCTTTTGGCAAAGAAAAGGTGGTCACAGACATCAACATGTCCAGAGGGGGAGGAGGTGGTGTACTCCGTCAAGGATTGCTCAGAGCCGGCATAGTAGGCCTTGTGATTCGCATCAGGTTCAAATCCAAGCCTGCGGAAAACCCCTTGAACTTTTTGGGTTATGGGCGAGTATCTGCGAGAATAGTTCTGAGCGATTGAGAGAGGCTGAGCAATCAGACTTGGCCCATAATTGCTAATGATGAGCATTGAAGAACCAGGTTTCATGGAATCAATGGCTGCCTTCAAAAGGGCCTGGTTTTCCATTGAGTCAAGAGGGGTGAAAAGGTCGTCGAGCACATAAAATGTGTTCGCACAACCAAAATCAGTTGATGCATTTGCATTCACCACAGTCATCCCGGCGCGCCTCGCTGCTTGCTTGTAGCGTTCTGAGTTGTATGTCTTTCTCGTTCCAGGTGCGCCAAAGATATGTGCAACCTTCGGGGCACTTCCAGATTCAAGGACGAACTCTTCACCGCGAAACGTCGCACGCTCCACATCATCATTGGTTTTAGTCTGGAGGCTCTTGTAAGCAACTTGTGCCTGGATGATCCTCTGCACGATGTCGTCCTCAACCTGTTGGATTGTCATTGTAGCCTGCGATAGCCGAGCGTTGGGAACTTGTCCATTGCCACTTGTGCGCCGGGCCTGGAACCGGAGATGTGAAAAGTCTGGCTGACGGTGGTTCTGCCTGTGTCTACCAACGTTCGGGTTGTATTGTGGATCAACAACAACATAGTTGACACTCATCCTGGATGCAAAAGCAATCCTGGCCTCGTTGGCAAGGCCAAGTTCACTCTCCATGATCTCTTTATTGGAGGTGAAAAAGACAAGTGCAAAATTGCTTCTCTGTCCTTTTTCTGCAAGGCTTGCACCCTCAATGATTCCACCACCTGCAGAAGTGATGGTGTTGAGTACGGGGCCCATCGCACAGTTGGCCATTCCTTGGTTCCTTCCACCTCCAGCTCCAAGTTCGTCAATGAGACAGATGCGATTTCCGTAATAGGGTGAAAAATAGTTTCCAGCACTGATTTCATAGAGTTTTCCTGCCTCCTCAGTCAACCCAAATCTGAGGGCAATCCTCTTTGACAGATATCTTGCACACTCAGTTTTTCCATGGCCAGGGTCACCTTTAAGGTAAATGCATATTGGGGCAAAGGCAGAGCCACGTGCTGCACGATGGGCCTGGTATTTGGACAGAAGGCTCATCACAGTCGCAACCTTTTGTGTGAGGATTGAAGTCTTTTCACTTTTGAGGCAGGAGGTGAGGAACTTGTTTGTGTCTTTTGCCCATGCAGACATTTCCTCGGCCATTGCAGGTGTCATTTGGTCAGTTGGGACACATTCATACCTGATCGCTTGGTCAAGTTTTTCCTGGAGGATGATGGCGCCCTCCTTGCTTCCATCGACATCAATGCCAGTGAGGGAATGGAACGTGTCAGTGAATGCAGAGTAGATACTCGCAACGTCATTCTGGGCCACAACCATCTTATGGAGATGTGAAGTGATGCCCTCCGTGGTAAAACCGAGGACAGCAACAAGTGCACCAATCACAGTTTTCGTACATGCCTGAATGAGGCTAGTACGATTCTCATGCTGGAAATTGAGGACACCCTTAAGAGCAGAGTCTAGGGCGCTGGCGGACTTCATGAGCTTAGAAGCAGAGAATTTCTTGATCAATCCAGCGAAGGTGCAGATGCGGACGATGGATGAAGCCACACCCACCGTTGAAGCGATGATTGCTGTTGTTGAACCAGGTCCTCCATTATACCAGGCAGTTGCCAAGTTCACCACAGAGGATGAGATCGAGATGATCTCACAGGAAAGGAGGGTGATCTTTTCACTGTTGAAGTTCTTGTTCATCGTGAAGACCTCGAGAGCTTCTTGAAGAGTCCTTAAAACCTCCTCAGCCTCATCAGTCTTGGAGGAGATCACACTCTCGGATGGGAGGGAGAGGTCGACATAAGACTGGGGTGGAGAAGATTTGTCAGCATATCGCATCCTGCAATCACGGCAGTCCAATTCTGTGGAGTGGCAATCCTTACAAACAAGATGTCCACAGGTATGTTCCCTCAATCCCTCAGTGTACCTGAAACAACAATAACATGTTTTGTCGGCTTGTCTCCTCCATTCAGGTTCGAGTCTCTGTGAGTCACCCTCAAGAGATGATGGATTCTGTTGGGGATCTGGGTCTGGGGTCTTGGAAGAATCAGAGTCCAACGAGTCGGATCGTTTACGCGTTTCCAATTCAGGTGGCATGAGATCAGCGTCAGTTGCATCCACAAACTCTGGTTCAGACTCATCACTCACATCTGTGATTGTTGAGAGTGTTGGTTTCCGTATGGGTGGTGTAAACAGTGACAGAACATCGCCTGCCTTCACAAGTTCAGCACTCTTGTCCCTAGAACTAGGGGGTTCCCCTTGAGTGGTATTCACCACAGTCTCATGCGGGGATGGAATTGGAGGTTCCTCTAGGTCAGATCCCTCCATTGTCTTCCTTGGTCTTGGTTTTGGCTTGGGCGGTTCTGCCGGGGTTGCCTGGCAAAATGTGATCTCCGGTCGCTCCTCTTCTTTTGCATGTTCAAGAGGGGTTTGCTGTTCTACCTCGATCTTTGGGACCACCGGCTTGGGAGTTTGAATGGGAATGTCCCGGGTCTCAGGTTCCTCATCGGGGAGAGTCTGGGGCTGGATTGGCTCCCGGGTCTCCTCAGGTTTGTCATCTCCATTTTCACTGCAATTGGAACGGCGAGTGTCAGAGAGAACCTTGTCAATCTTCACGGCAAATGGATCCCAGCAAAGGTTTTTCACAATGGAAGGGATTGAGAATTTCCCTTCCTTCCGTAGTTCGAATGATTTGAGGTCACTCTTTTGGACCCATTTCCATTCCGAAACTTCAAGTGGTTGTTTGGCGTTCTGGAGGTTTGGCTGGATGTCAGTCTGGGCCAGGACGGGCATGACACAAACTGATGTGTGACAATTCCAGGAGTATTGGGGATCGGGGATGTCGAGTTTGACACCAAGTTCTTCCTGGACCTCCCTGACGCACGCCATCGTGGGCCGTTCGCCTGGATCAACCTTCCCACCTGGAAATCCCCACTTCCCATCACGCTCGCAGACCATGAGGACATGAGTCTGTGTGTGGGCATAAAGGACCACGTTGGATGGGGATGGGTCAGGGATTGGCATGAGACCTTGGATGGGTGCAGGTGAGTAATGGTCTCCATTATGTGTGACGTGAATGACAAACTCGCCATCACCAAGGACACAGATGTTTTGCTTTGCACTCGTGCTTGAAATGATGATGCTCGAGCGCATTGTCCAGACAGTGATTTGAATCACAAGTTCCATGTCATCAGAGAATGGGTCGAGTTCACCTTTGAGGTATGAGTTGAGCGCAGTCAATGCTTCTTGCTGGGTCCGGAACTGTCCATCGGGGTGCATGAAATATCCTGGAGCATGGTGGCTTCGAGCCCTCATCTTTGCAAAGTTGAGTTTCTCACCACCAGCTGCGATGGAATCACGAAAACACATCCCTGAGGCGTATTTGTACCGCATTGGGTGGGTGTTCATGTTGTAGACGGCACCTGGTTCACGTGGGTATTCACCCCGTTTGAGGAGGCGTTGTACCTCAGCAACAATGCGTGTCATGTGTCCTTCAGGCCCACCCCATTCACTCTTGGTGTCCTCAATGTACCGAGCATTGAGGTCGATGAGTTCAGGGTGTTGGGCAAATTTCTTGTAGACGATGTTGGTAAGGACGTCTACCTTGCACATGTTCCAGCGTTTAAGATCAACTCCATGCCTGCGACAGTGGTCCGACAACCAGCGTTTCGCAGACATGGCTGGGCCATGTGTGATTCCCGGAGGAATTGGAATTCCGAGGAAATTGGCCTTCTGCTGCACATAGATGTGCTCAGCGGAAGGGTAATGCGTACCATTGTGCCAAATTGGCACATGATACAAATTGGACAAGGGGTGTTTTGGTCCCTTGAACATGATGGGTGAACCATCAGTGGGTCCTTTTGAGGGAGACCCAAAACCCTTGGGTGATGACCGTTTCTTTTTGGAGTGGTCAGGACTCCTTGAAATTGATCCTTTATTTGCGGAGGGATCAGAACTCCTAGTATTTGC